GGCGCGTTATAAACTTTTTCGTCTTCCTGAGGGGGGTCGTCGTTGCAGGCGCGCGCGTGGGGGGCTATATACCTGATTTTTATAAGATAATAAGTTAATTAGTATTGTCCCTGTATCTTTCTCACTGGCAGTGTACTCGTGCGGACGAACCGCAAATGCGTACTAAAAAAGTCCGCCTAAATAATAACGTTTGTAGACGAATCGCTCATGGAGTCGCTACGGATTTGTATATTTGTATATTTGTACTACTTGTCCCTGCCGTTGGTGACCCTCCGGCCGATCACTCGGCCGACTCCTGTCGTGGCCCCGATCACGCCCGGGGCGCAGCGTACCCCCCAAACCGGGGCGTACGAGTTGAACGCCTTGCTGTTGTCCCGCACCCGTGGCGGCAGTCCGCCCTGCAGCAGCGGCCCGCGTCCCTTCCCCTTCGGATCAGGATGCTGGCAAGTTGTCGCCAGGATGACACCCATCGTGCCGGGTTCGACGCGGTGCACCTTCGGCACCTTCTTGGAGGCAGCAGCAGCCTTGCGCCGTCTTGCCGTGTAGAAGTGTTTAGCTTGTTTCGCCATCGTCGTTTCCTTTCCCTCGTTTCGCTTCCCTGATCGTTGGGGGCATCATGGTGGGCCTAGGTCAGATCACGCCTGCATGAAGTGCAGCGCTTCAGACACCGGCGCGTTGGGCGTGGCCGGCACATTCTTCAGATCCGGGTAGGCCGCCTTCATCTCCTCCGGCGTCGCCACCGGGATCGACTGCAGCACCTTGCGAGCGTGCCACTCGGCCGTGACCTGCTCCAGACGATCCAGCAGGTCGCGGTTGCGGATCTCCATCGTCCCTTCCTGCACCTGCTTGTGCAGGCGCTTCAGGAACTTATCGACCGCTTCGCTGCAGTCCAGCGTGCTGGCCAGCTCCGGCTCGGGTTGCGCTTCTTGCCACGGCAGAGCCATGAGCTTTTCGCGCAGTTCCTTGGGATCGGCCTTGCGCAGCTCCTTAGCGCGTTCCTTGTCCAGTCCGAACTTCTTCGTGGAGCTGAGGAACACGAACGGGCCGTGCTTTTCAAACCATGCCAGCAGCGACTGCCGACGCGCCACCTTGCCGAGTGCAGAGATCAGTTCGTCAGCCAGCGTCACGTCGCCATGCGCGAGCGCGTGGAACGTGATTTCGACTGCCGTCTCCTGAACATCCTTCGTCAGCGTTGCGATAGCGCGGCCGATCTTGCCAATGCGGGCTTGAATTTGCTTCTTATCCATGATGCTTCCTTGAGTGAGTGAGTTAGGGGCACAACCAATGCACGTATTCAATGCACTGGAGAATGCCCCCAACGATCAGGAAAGCTAAAACCTAGTGGGGTATTAACAGCGCCCCCCACTTGTTGGCGCTACGGGTTTGCTTGTTGGGCACCGTCTCACCCCGATGTACACCGGCCTTCTGAGGGGCTCGGCATGCGGCAGACCCGCATGTTTCACTTTGCGACTTGACGCCCGGCCCGGCGTTACCCGTTGGCGTGCGACTATCCGCGAACCCTCGGCCATCAGGCATCCCCACAATCAGTTGTCTCATGCAGGGGGAGCGTTAACCTACCCGGTTCCCGACTGTTTGCGTTATCTCGCGCAGGATGTCGGCCTTTCCACCTATGCCGAGCCCATGAATCCGATGAATAGGGGGTGGGGGGTGGGGCCGCGAGGGCGAGGTGCCGGCCGGTGTTTACCTATTCCACACCTACCACGCACCATCCTCATTCGTCCTCATACGTGCAAGAAATTTTTGGACAAAACCCCTACACCAATATGTCTACATACATGCGACCGTAACCCCTACCCATACTCGCCACCAGCCCATACAATCCCCACGCATGAACGAGGACAACCCGGCAGTTTCCAAGCAGGTATCTATCCCCCCAGCGTTCCTGGAGGAGGTGGGTGGCGACCCGCGGGCCCTGGAGGCGTGGTGCAGGAAGCTGTACCTCGTTGGCGTCGACAAGATGCAGCGCGCGATGCGCGACCAGACCATCCCCCTGTCGCAGCGGCTGTCGTGGCTCGACCACTTGGCGAAGTACGGCGGCCTGGGACAGGCGCGCAACCAGCCCATCACGGCGCAGGGCAGCGGCTTCAGCGTGCAGATAGTGCTGAACAACCAGACACCGTCCCCCACCCCCACAACGACCCAGCCCCTGCCCACCGTCGAGATCATCGAGAACGAGCCGGCCGAAGCCGCCAGCACCACAAGCGCCGACACTGATGAGTGACGAGGTCACTGTCTACAAGGCCCCGCCATCACTGCAGGGGTTCCTGACGAGCGAGTCGTTCATCAGCCTCGTGTGTGGCCCGGTGGGCAGCGGCAAGAGCAGCGCGTCCATGCTGAAGATCGCGTACCATGCGGCGCGCATGCGCAAGCAGAAGGACGGCATACGCCGTTCCAGGGCAGTGGTCTTGCGCAACACGGCCGAGATGCTGTCCGATTCCACGCTGCCCACGTTCAACACGTGGTTCCCGCCGGATGTCGCAGGGACGTATCACAAGACGGAGAAGAAGTTCCTGCTCAAGTTCGGGGACGTGGAGTGCACGATCCTGTTCAGGGGCCTGGACGACGCGAACGACGTGCGCCGGCTACTGTCCCTGGAGGTGAGCTTCGGCGTGCTGGATGAGTTCCGAGAGATCAACCCGGACATCTTCAACGCGCTGCAGGCGCGTGTGGGGCGCTACCCCTCGATGAAGGACGGCGGGTGCGTGACCGACGATGGGAAGCCGAACCGGCACGTGTGGGGCGCGACGAACCCGCCAGATCAGGATTCGTGGTGGGCGGAGTACATGGACAACGCGCCGGACAACGCGTCGGTGTTCATACAGCCCTCGGCGCGCAGCCCGGAGGCGGACTGGCTGGAGCACCTGCCGGAGGACTACTACGACGATCTCGCGCAGGGGAAAACTGACGACTGGATCGCGGTCTACATCGACAACAAGTTCGGGCGCAGCCTGTCTGGCGAGCCGGTGTTCGGCAAGAGCTTCGACACCGAGAGACACACCGCCGCGTCACTCAACATCCTCAGCTCGCCGCTCATCATCGGCGTGGACGCAGGGCTCACCCCCGCAGCGGTCATCGGGCAGCTTGACTACCAGTCCCGGCTCATCATCCACGACGCGATCACCGGGGAGAGCATGGGGGCGTTGCGCTTCGTGCGCGAGCGGCTGAAGCCGCTGCTGTCGAATAAGTACGCGGGCAGGCCGGCGGTCATCGTCATCGACCCCGCAGCGTTCCAGCGGGCGCAGACCGACGAGCGCACCGTCGCAGACATCTACAAGGCCGAGGGGTTCAAGGTCATCCCGGCGCGGACCAACGCCATCGCGGCACGCATCGCCGCGGTCGAGAGTTACCTGACCCGCACCGTCGACGGTAGGCCGTGCATGCTGATCGACAAGACCCACGCAGCCCAGCTCGTGACCGCCTTGCGGAGCAAGTACCGCTACAAGATCAACACCAAGGGGCAGAAGGACGACACGCCGGAGAAGAGCCACCCCTGGTCGGACATCGCGGACTGTGCGCAGTACGTGGCCATGCACGCCGACAACGGCACGACGTTCGGGGCGAGACACACGAGCACTCGTGTGGAGATCAAGCCGGTGAGCTATGCTTACGTGTAAGTACGTGCTAGACTGAGGCGCCATGCAAGCCTTGGGACTCCCTATGCCCCCGCCCGTGCTCCCCCAGCAGGGGGCGCAGGTCATCAACTTCAACGGGGTGCTACCCGTGCGCGGCCAAGCCGCGGTGCTGGCGATGGACAAGGAGCGCGACAGGTTGCGCTCCGCGCAGTTCGAGAGCGAGCAGCAGCAGCCGGTGATCACCGGCCTCGCAGGACACATCAGGAGCTTCTGGACCAAGGCGTCGCAGGCTCGGCAGACTGTCGAGCAGGAGATGATCGAGGCCATGCTGGCTCGCAGGGGCGAGTACACCAGCGCCAAGCTGCAGCAGATCAGGGAGTCCAAGCAGCCCGCCATCTACATGATGGTGGCGGCATCGAAGATGCGTCAAGTCGAGGCGCTGATCCGCGATGTGCTGCTCGGCACGGGGGCCGACAAGCCCTGGACGCTGGCTCCGACACCGGAGCCCGAGCTGCCCCCAGCCATCGTGGCGCAGGTCACGCAGCAGCTGGCGACGGAGATCCAGCAGGCCATGATGAGTGGCTTCATGCCGACCATCCAGGCAGCGCAGGCGCGCCTGCGGGGGATCCGCGACGAGGTCCGTCCACTGCTCATGGAGCAGGCGAGGAAGCACGCGGAGCGCATGGAGCAGCGGATGGAGGATCAGTTGGCGGAGGGAGGGGCGCTGCAGGCGTTCGACTCTTTCGTCACCGACATCGCCACGTTCAAGACAGCGTACGTCGGCGGTCCGTTCGTGCGGCGCAAGCCCGTGCTGTCCTGGTCGCAGGCTGGGGAGCTGACCGTCATCGACGACCTCGTGCTGGAGTGGGAGCGCGTCGACCCCTTCGACATGTACCCAGCGCCTTGGGCCAAGGACATCCAGTCCGACGACCTGATCCGACGCTGGCGCTTGAGCCGGGGCAAGCTCAACGAGCTGATCGGCGTGGAGGGGTTCAGCGAGACGGCCATCCGCGAGGTGCTGGTCAATTACCCGGACGGGCACAGCGAGTCGATGGTCAACGACACCCAGGTGGCCAGCGCCGAGGGGAAGGACTCGTTCAGCCAGAACGACACCGGCCTGTACGATGCGCTGCAGTACTGGGGCTCCGCCAGCGGGCAGATGCTGCTGGACTGGGGTATGGACGCCTCGCAGGTGCCAGACGCGCAGAAGGAGTATCAGATCGAGGCGTGGCTGGTGGACCGTGTTGTTATCAAGGCCGTGCTCAACGCAGATCCGCTGGCGCGTAGGCCGTACTACGGCGCGAGTTTCCAGACCGTGCCGGGCTCGGTGTGGGGCAACAGCCCCTACGACCTGTGCCGCGACTGCCAGGACATGTGCAACGCCTCGGCGCGTGCGCTTGCGGCCAACATGGGCATCAGCTCGGGCCCCCAGGTGTCGATCCTGTCCAACCGCATCCCTGCGGGCGAGTCGGTCACCGAGATGTTCCCTTGGAAGATATGGCAGTTCGAGTCCGACCCGATGGGCACCTCGGCCAAGCCCATTGAGTTCTTCCAGCCCGAGAGCAACTCCACCGAGCTGATGGCCGTCTTCGAGCGGTTCAGCCTTCTGGCCGACGAGTACGTAGGCGTGCCGCGCTATATGGCCGGGTTCAACGGTGGCGAGGGCGGTGCGGGACGTACAGCCAGTGGCATCTCGATGATGATCGGCAACGCCAGCAAGGTCATCAAGCAGGTCATCGGGACGATGGACGTGTACGTCATCACGCCGCTTATTGAAAGACTTTTTTATTACAACATGCGCTATGGAGACGACCCGGAGCTGAAGGGCGACGTGAAGATAGTAGCGCGCGGCGCGACCTCGCTGATCGCCAAGGAATCGGCGATGGTCCGGCTCAACGAGTTCCTGGCTGCGACGGGGAACCCCATCGACATGCAGATCGTCGGCCTTGAAGGGCGCGCGGAGTTGCTACGGCATTCGGCGAAACAACTGAACATCAACGCTGACCGTGTTGTGCCGCCTAGAGAGGTTCTGGCGATGCGCGGAGCGATGATGCTGCAGCAGGAGCAGGCTGCGCAGCAGCAAGGCAAGCCGGGGAGCGACGAGCAGTTGCAAGACGGCACGCCGACGACCGACAACCACTCCCCTCAACCCAAGTAGGAGTTCATCATGTTTGGAAAGAAATCTCTCGGTGGTGGCATGAAGAATCAGGCGCGTACCCGCGCAGGCGCTCCCGCAGCGAAGCCCGCTGCCCCTGGCTACGGCAAGGTTCCGGCCGTTGCAGCCAAGGCGACCGGCGGGATGATGAAGAACATGCAGCGCCGCCTAGGCAAGAAGTGACGTGTTGTCTGGGTAGGTTGCGTGGTAACTGACCTGCACGCCACTTCTGCGCGCGTAATGATTGTCGTCGCCTCCATGTGGACGGCGGGGTTGCAGTTATTCGCGCCGCTTTCGCTGGCGTATCGTGCTGCTGGCAGCAGTACGGTCATTGACGTCGTCAACGTCGCAGTTCTTGTACTGAGTGGGCTCGCGCTCGCCGACATTGCGTGGCACGACATACTGCGTCGCGGCCTGATCTTGCCTAGTTTCCCAATGCGCTGGCGGCACCAGTTCTGTGTGGCTACCTATTCCGCACTGGCTGCCGCGTTTGGCATTCGGGCGTTTGTCGCAACCGGTGACCCCGCGGCCGTAGTGCAGGTGGGGCTCTACTATGTCCTTGTTGCTGCGGGTATCACCATTGAGGCCGCGGCTCTTGCTCATGAACAACGCGAAGAACGAGAGCCATCATGCCGGAACGACTGCGGCAGCGCCTGAGGAACTTTGTCCTCATCTACTTCGCCGCGGCCTGGGGTACGTCCTGGGCCGCGATGGAGTTGGCTGGCCCTAACTTGTTGGCGCTTCCTTGGGCGCAGGCCGGCGTGGGGGTGATCGTGTCGTGGATCGGCGGCTTTGCTGCCAGTCTTGGGCGCATGGTCACGGCGACCTACGAGCGCAAGCCGTTCCACACCGGACGAGAGTTTGCTCGGGATGGTGCTGTATCGACCGTGATCGGTCTGTCGGGGTACTGGGGCGGGATGACGCAGGAGATAGGGCCCGCTTCGTTGGCGATGGTGCTGCTCCTGGCTGGGTACGCCGGAACGCGCACGTTGGCTACATGGGTGGATCGGGTGATTCATCCCAAAAATGACGAAAGAGAGTGATCCCCGTCGACCTGACCACCGGCAAGCAGTGTGGGAACGCCGCACAGGCGGAACGCCCTGTCGCGTGGTTGGTCGAGTACAACGGGCACGCGGCAGTGTTTCTTGACCGAGCCCGTGCCGAGCAGAAAGCCATCGACCTTCACGGCGTGATCACCCCGCTGTATCGCGGACAACAACTCTGAATATGAACAACGACCTGGAGATATTCTCCAGAATCCCTAGGAACGTACTGCGTCCGTGGCTTGAGAAGGAGAAAGCCGACGCGTACAGGTATCTTGCCGAGGGGACGGACAACGTAGTTTTGTTTCGAGCCCAGGGAAAGGTTCAATTCGTCGAAAAGTTAATCAAACTACTAGACGAATCCCAAGCCCGCTGATACTATGCCGAGTATCCGCGGTTTTTAACCCAGGCGCTAGTCGATACTGGCAGCGCAAGGAGACCGTAGAATGGCAATTCCCAAGACTGTGCAGCGTCAGCTCGACGCGGCCGAGGCGACCCTTCAAGGCGCCGCAGTAGCAGCAGGTAACTCGACGGAGGGTGTCGTTACCGACATCACCCAACTGAGCGAACCCGCTCCTGCCGCCAACGAGGCACCGACGCCGACTCCTGCCCAAGCTCCAGCCGCAGCGACCCCCGCTGCCGCGCCCAAGTCCGACGACTCGATGGAGAACAGGTTCCGTACCCTTCAGGGTATGTGGACTGCGGAGAAAGCCCAGAACAAGGCGCTGGAGAGTCAGCTCAACCAGCTGACCCAGCAAGTTCAGGTGCTGACCGCCGCTGCGACGGCCAAGACGGCCCCCGCTCCCGAGACGCCGAAAGCCGATCCCCGCGACGCTGCGGAGTTTGGTGAGGATCTTGTGGCGATGGTGCAGCGGTACGTGGCCAACGCGTTGGAGCTGATGCGTAAAGACGTGTCCGTCACAGCCGCCGACCTCGACAAGCGTCTCAAGGCGCTCGAAGGACAGGTCACCGGGGTTAGCCAAAAGACCGAGATGACTCTTGAGCAGGCGTTCTACGGAGCGCTGGATCAGGCCGTGCCGGATTGGAGGCAGATCAATGCCGACGACCGGTGGCTGGCGTGGCTGGGTGAGGTAGACGAGGTCTACGGAGCCCCGCGCCAAGTCGCGCTGGATACCGCGCATCAACGCATGGACGCAAAGCGGGTCATTGCGATCTTCAACCAGTTCCGGGCTTCCCAGCCAGCCAAGCCGACGCTGAACGCTCAGCAGACGCCTAGCAGCTCAGGGCAGCCCACGCCGACGCCGCAGGGCGAGCCGGTCAGGCGCATGGTCTCCCAGCGACTGATCAAGCAGTTCTACGACGACTTGGCGAAAGGCAAGTACCGCGGACGCGATGCGGAAGCTGAGCGTCTACAAACCGAAATCGACCGTGCTGTCGCCGAGGGCCGCGTAGTCTAGTGCTTACGTGTAAACCGGTGGTGGCGGTCACCCCCTAGGAGTAATCCAAATGGCTACCATTACCGCCGGTGCCGTCACCCCCGTTGGGGCGGCGTATAACACCTCGCCCGCGTACTCCGGTACGTTCATTCCGAGCATCTGGTCGGCGAAGCTGAATAGTAAATTCTATTTGGCAAGTACCTTTGCCGACATCTGCAACCGCGACTGGGAAGGCGACATCGCCAACCTGGGCGACAAGGTCGTCATCAACAACATCCCGTCGCTGACCGTCAGCGACTACGTTGTGGGCGGCAACCTGTCGTATCAGACCCCGACGCCGAACACCGTCGAGCTGGCCATCGACCGGGCTAAGTACTTCGCCTTCAACGTGGCGGACGTGCTGGAGTACCAGTCGAAGCCCGACCTGATGTCGATGTTCACCGACGACGCGTCGGAGCAGCTGCGCATCGTGATCGACTCGACCTGCCTGTATCGCAGCCTGCTGACTGCGGCCACTGGCTCTAACGAAGACGGCACGGTTGCGGCCAACAAGGGCGCGACGGCTGGCCGCAAGTCGGCCAGCTACAACCTCGGCACGGACGGTGCTCCGGTCAACCTCGGCGCTTCGGCTGACACCACGCTGGACCTGATCCTGAAGATGGCGTCGGTGTTGGATGAGCAGAACGTGCCCGAGTCTGGCCGCTGGCTGCTGATTGACCCGGCTACCCGTCTGAAGCTGATGAGCACCAAGCTGGCGTACGCTGACCAGATGGGCGACCCGCGCTCGATGGTCCGCAACGGCATGGTTGGCATGATCGACCGCTTCAAGGTGTACGTGACCAACAACCTGCCGACGGCCGCCGCCAACGCGACGTTGTGGGTGTCGGGTGACGGCTCCGAGAACAGCATCGCTGCGACGACCAACGCCAACGCGCGCCGCCTGCTGGCTGCTGGCCACACCAGCGCCATCACATTCGCTTCGCAGATCACGAAGACTGAGCAACTGCGCAACCCGACCGACTTTGGTGATCTGGTCCGCAGCCTGCAGGTCTTTGGGCACAAAGTGGTCAAGGGCACGGCGCTGGCTACTGCCGTCGTCTACGGCTAAACCGCTACCTTTCAAGGAGTATTCATCATGGCAAATTCCATTGCACTCGGTCGGGCCGACATGTCCGATGGCACTACTGCCGCCGTCACTGCTGCTGGCACCGCTGCGGCTACCGCGGTCTCTCTCAACGCGATGGTCAACATTGTGACCACGGCTGCTGGAGAGTCTGGCGTCAAGCTGCCGCAGAACCACGCGCAAGGGTCGCCGCTGATCGCCATCAGTACGGCCTCGACGGTGGCGATGCTGGTCTACCCGCCCACCACGGCGGGCAAGATTAACTCGACGACGGCTGCGTTCTCGGTCGCGCAGAACAAGCCCGCGGTATTCTTTGCCCATCCGAACGGCATTGACTACACGGCGGTTCTGAGCGCCTAAGAGCGTCTTGCTTCAGTAGAATGCGCCGAGCTAACCACTCGGCGCTTTTTCATGTCCAAACTCGATCTCGTTGTAGCCATTCCGACTGCCGGCACGGTGCCTATGGGGTTCGCCCACTCCGTGGCCTCCTTGATGGCCTTCGTGTGCCAGAACGCGATCCGCACGATGCCGGACATGACCCACGTGATGATCTCGATGGACATCGCGCAAAGCAGCAACTGGATCACCAACCGGGAACAGCTGGTTCATCGCGCACTGGAGGCAGGGCGCACCCACCTCATGTTTCTCGACGACGACATGAAATTCGAGCCACAAGTGCTGGAGATCATGCTAGGTCGACGTCAGCCCATCGTGGTGACCAACTACCTGATGAAGACCGAGAACCCTGAGTTCATGGCCATCGACCTTAACGGCGCGCGCGTCAAGACTACGGAGGCGTCGTCGGGCATCCAGCCGGTTGACTTTGCCGGGTTCGGTGTCAGCGTGTTCGACATGAATGTGTTCAAGGCCGTTCCCTTGCCGAGATTCCAGCCGTTCTTCGACCCTGACACAGTGACCTACAGCACCGAGGATGCCCCATTTTTCCGCGCCGCGCGGGAGGCTGGGTTTCAGACCTATCTGGATCACGATGCGAGCAAGCTGATAGGGCACATTGGCCAGCGTACGTGGACCTGGACAGAAGCAAAGTGACTGTTGTGCGTTTACGAGTAAGCAGCTACACTGCTTGGGTGTCATTCACTGGGCGTTCCCGCGTGGAGTTTTGATGCCTAGCGTCACTGCGCAGTCCCTGATCAGCCAGACCAAGGCGCTGATCCAAGACCCGGACAACGACCGGTGGCAAGACTATGAGCATCTGCTGGCGCTGAACGAAGGCCAGCGGGTTATTGCGTCGGTCAAGCCCGACGCCTGTTCCACGGTAACTACGCACACTCTGGTCGCTGGCACCCGGCAAACGCTACCGTCGAACGGTGTTGCGTTGATCCGAGCCATTCGCAACGTGGACGGGGCGGGTGCGCCAGGGCGCGCGGTCTACGCGACCACTCTCGATCTTCTGACCTCCTCTACACCGGGGTGGCATGCAGCCACTCCTACGGGCACTGTCTACTGCGCTGCGGTCGACCCCGCGGTCCCACGGGTGTTCTACGTGTCTCCTCCGGTCACGGAGGGGGTCAAGGTGGACCTGCACTACGCGATTGTCCCTGCCACCGTGAGGCAGCAGGAGGACGTGATCAGCATCGACGATCTGTACGCAGGGGCACTGGTCGACTTCATGTGTTTCCGCGCGTACTGCAAGGACCAGGATCTCGCGGGGGCTTCCCCCAAGGCGCAGATGCACCTGCAGCTGTTCAACCTTGCGGTTGGCGCGCGTATCGAAGGGGGTAAGTGATGGCCCGCGCTCTGTCGGACTTCTACCCCTTCCTGCTGCCGTTTGCGACGGGGTGCTCCCCTGGAGCAGCGGACATTGCGCTGATCGAGTCCGCCATCGAGTTCTGCCGCAAGACACACTCCATTCAGGGCGTGGTGCAGATCACCACGACGACCGCCGCGGACTACGCAGTGACCGCGCCTACCGGCACGGAGCTGTCCACGGTACTTGACGCGTGGCTCGACGAGCAGCCGCTGCGCAATGTGCCGACGGAGCAAGTGCTTGCGAGCAACGCCTTCACGGGCGCGCCGGCCGGCACGCCGATGTACCTGTACCAGAAGACGCCCTACGCGACGAGCGTGAGCCTGTACCCTGCGCCGAGCGCAGGCAGTGCGTTGGTGCTGAGAGCGTCTTTCACTCCCCTGCGGACTGCGACATCGCTGGATGACGCGCTACTCGACAAGTGGGCCACGCCAATCGCTTCAGGGGCTCTGGCGTACCTGTACGCGCAACCGAACCAACCATACTCGAACCTTCTGCAAGTGCCTACGATGCGCGCGCAGTTTGAGGCTGGCGTCAGTGCGGCATCCAACCGATCATCGAAGGGTGCAGTGCGCTCTTCCTTGCAAGTTTCTCAACGGCGATTCGCCTAGATTCGCCTCCAACGTGCTAACATGTAAACACGCTTAGGAGTTGTCACCATGTTCTATTCCGATGCCGTTCGCAACGCCCAGCAGGCTGGTCTGATCTCCGAAGTCGGCAGCGCGCCGGTCTGTCGCGTCTACTCCGGCGCAGTTCCCGCCAACGAAACGACTTCCGTTGGCGCGGCGGTAATCATCGCCGAGGGCGTGCTGCCCGCGACTGCGCTTACGACAAGCGCTGGCGTCATCACCAAGTCCGGCACCTGGACCCTGACGGGGCAATCCGGCGCAGGCGCAGGTGTCGCGGGCACGTTTTTCCGCATCTTCAAGAACAACGGTACGGACTCCTGCATCCAGGGCACGTTCGGCGCCGGCCAGGAGATGGTCCCCGACGTGAACAGCATCGCCAACGGGCAGACCGTCACGATCACGTCGTTCACGATCACTCGCGGCAACTAAGGAAGCCCGGCCGTGCCGGCGCCCATTGACAAGCGGTACAAGATCCAGTCGGGTGGGGTAGCCCACGGCGGCCGGTTCGGGCCGCGCGTTGCACTGGGGCAGGTCGATGACGCCGACCTGTTGGTAGCGCTCACGCAGCTTGAGAATGGAGCCCCCAGAAGCGTCACGCTGGCCACGGTGGATGAGATCGACACCGTTTCAGCGGCCGCGATGGCTATCGCGTACCAAGCCACTCTGACAGGCTCCACGTCCGCAGCAGTGGGCACGCCCGTGACGTACACCGTCACTCTGAACGGTGAGCCCCCCGATGGGCTTGAAATCATCCCCACCAGTACGGGCGGCGGCACGTTCGGTCCGGTGGTCACCGTCAACTCGAAGGTCTACACCTTCACCCACACCGCCGCGGCCAATGGCACCTACACCATCGGCATCACGACCAGCCCCGCGCTGACGACGAACACGATCACGCTTACCGTGGCCGATCCTGTGGCGCTCACCGCCACCGTCACATTCCCATCGGTGGTCGAGCTTTACAAACCGTACACGGTAATTGTGGAGCTGAATCAGCCCGCGCCCGGGTCGTATGAAATTGATGTGATGAAGGGCGGGGTCAGGACATTTGCGTTCTCCCTGAAGACAGGCGAGATCGGAGAGTCCTACAAGGATGTCATCTTCACCACTGCCGCGCCAGAGACTTTAGATGTAGTCATCAAGCGAGCTTCCTCCGTTGCAACGCATCCGCTTCCGACGAAGGTCGGCGCCCCGGTCACAGTCACCAAGGTCAACGCCACAAGGCTTGATCTACTCGGCGCCAAGGGCGGCAAGCCGAATACCTGGGTGCGCTTCGCCGTCCAGCCCAACGGCCCTATTCAAACTGCCTGCAGTGCGGTGCTGTTCGCCACAGAAGGCACAGATCAGACCACGGTCTATCCGTCAACGGTTAGCTGGGCTGCCGGGGAAGTAGGACGCAAGGAGTTCTGGGTCTACCGGCACTCGGCTGGTAACTCCAAGCTGCGGCTTGTCAACAGTTCCAGCTACCCCATCGTCAACACCGACACCCTTATCTTCGGGGATGGATCGTGGGCTGATCGTGCGTTCCGCAATTCCGTTCTGTTCCACCACAACTTTGCGGCGGATTGGGAAGTCGATCAGTTCTCCAAAGCTGAGCCAACAGAATTCAATGCCCCCGCACGGGTGAGTACAAGCCTGGGCGGCTGGGCGTTGACACAGAAAACCGTTGGGTCATTGCTGGTTGAGGATGTGCCGGCGTGTCCTTCGTACTACTTGAATAAATCTACCCCCGAGGTAGCCCGACAAGTTTGGAGGGTGTCGGACTTGTCAGAGTGGCCTGATGGACCGTACCCATTCGACGTACATGTCGGGCTGAAAGGTTCAGAAGTAGGCGAAGGGGGCGGAACTAGAAACCTAGAGATTGTTCGCGTCGAAAGCCTAAACTATGAGACGAACGAGATTACGCTGCTGCGTAGGACCACAGGAAGCTCCTACGGTTATATGGGTGTGTCTTACGGTGGCGGGTCAACCGCGACCACTGCCGCAGCGCTTCTAGCCATTCATGAAATAAGGATCGGGACTGACTCAACGGGCGCTTGGGAGCGCTTTATGTGTGCCAAGCGGATCAACGGCATCCGCGACGACATCGGCATCACTAACGGGGCTGCGGTCAAACCTAGAGATTGGCCCCCGTTCAAGGCTAATGGGGAACGGGTTACGACCCGCGGTGACAGAACTACGCATTTTCTACAAGGATACTGGGGGCATAGGTCTTACTGGAATCCAGCCTACGGTGTAGCCGAGTACAAGGATTGGGTGCCACCAAATCCGGTGAACTCAAACAACTACGTCAGAACAGACGTATTTGAAGGGCAAAGTGTCTGGATTCAGTTCAGAAGCAAGCTGAACGCCAACAGAATTTTGCTAGGCACGGCAAAGCACTTTTTCATTCAGAACGATATGTCCGGGCACGGGCAATTTGTTTGGAACGCTGGCGGTGATCCAGACAACGTGCGTCCAGACGGTAGAGGCAGCCGCCTGGTCCCTTACACCCAGTACAACGATTCTGCGGCGCATGAGCCTTCAACGCTAGTTATGCCGCCGTCATGGCCTGGGGAGGTTACGAAAGACAACAGCACCTTTGGCTATCGGGTGCACCATCAAGAGGATTACCCACTAGCGACGTATCCGACGCTCACCAGTGCGGATGCAGGCTGGCGCTTCCCTGGTAATGTGTGGGTCACGTACATGATCCACTTCGACTTTGGCAGGGACAACGCAGTCCAACCGTGGGTTGACTACAACACAAACCTTGCGGCTAACAGGGCGCAAGAGAAGGTTCCTGAGCCGGCAGCCTACGACGCAGATTACCGGACGGAAATAAAAGTTTTCGTGGCAGAGCCGGGCGATACAAAGTGGAAGCGCATCATAGATTATCCAAGCTACGCCTGGATGTTCGGTGACGACAAGAACCACGCAGGGCACTATCAGCAGAACCCACCCGGCTTGAGCATGTTGCAGTTCGGTTCGTTCGGAAACATCTACATAGGATCTGGCGGTCAGCCGCCGCCGAAAGGAAC